CTCCTCTATGGTACATATAAAACACCTTACCATAAAATTCTAAGCCAATATCAACCGTAGATGTGTCATTAGTATGGCCAACTACATTATAGATATATCTATCATTTGTTTCAGTATGTTGATAATATGGCATAGATCTTTTGATAATTTGAGACAAGTGTGTTATTTGCTCACCATGACAAATGGGACCAAAATGAACACCTGTATTACCATTTTCAAATGGGTCAAATTCTTGTAAAAATTCAGCCCGTGGATTGACTTCGAGCACAACATCACGATAGTCTTCCAATAAGGATTCAAAATTAGCATCCTCATTAGATTCAACGTAAATCATATCCAATGGACAGCTAACTTGAACATCTGAACCTCCAGCTTTATAAACATTGACTTCAATTTTTAAAACAGTATTAGCATTTGACCAAGAGAGAACGGTAAATCTTAGAGTTGAATTAGTAAGATTTCTCTTTAAACCCATACTAGCTGAACAAAAAGGTACCATACAATTAACTTTTGTTAAACCACTTATTTGTATTTTCTTATGACACGCATCTTGCCAACGAACCGCTGTGGAGGTAGAAGGATTGAACCATAAGACAGCCTCAATGTTATGATACATAGATGCATTAATTATCAACATATATTTAGTGCTACCTGTATAATATGCAAAACATTTACGAAAATTATCATAATAATTATTAGAATAACTCTCTGGTGTATCTAACACAATTGTGGTATTAACTGCTGTAGATGCTATTGATGCAGTATAAATCATCATAGGTGTACCCATAATCTTCTTAACATCCATATCATCTTGACATTCTCCAGCAAATTCAGGAAGCGTTGTGACAGCATTTTCTGCATCAACACCAAGTTTCCTTGCTGTTTCAATACCATGGCCATCATTAAACACACAAAAAGGGTCTAATGTTGTAATCTGACCAACTTGTAACGAATTAGGTTTAGATAAACCAGCCATCTTTAAACCTTTAGATAAAGCTTTACCCGTCTGGTTAAAGATATTAGAATATGGTGCGACTAAAGGAATTTCATCAATCTTAGCTGTTAGTGCTAAAACACCATCTAGTTGACTAGATATTGATCCAGCTTCAGCTTTCTTATTTGCCTCATTACTTTCCAATCTTACATGTCTATAATCAGGGAATTCTACGTCCTCATTACTAGTTAGTGCTATATTTCCAAAGATTTGTGGATCAATGAATTGAGCAGTTATTGTGGTAGTGACAGATGTATAAGTGCCAGTTGTGTCTCTAAGTTGATTTAAAACTTGAAACACAACAGCTCCCATTTCACCAGCTGTATAAGATTGGATGTTCAAAGCTCTGTACTTATTAATAAATGGCATATCCAATATAATAGTACCTCCTTCTTGTGCAGCAAGCAACATACCAGGGAAACCAGAACCAATCGTAGAATCTGCGATAAAAGAAGCAACCCCACCAGGTAAAGCTAGAGGATTGCTAACAGATAGAATTTGCATAATACCATAAAAGAATGGATTAGCAGCTAAACTAACAGTAACTCTTATACCAGCTCGAAACC